CACAGATCCATTAACTGCTCTCGCCAAATTCCTAATCAAACAACAACAACATATCCAAATCCAAGAGAGAGAAGAAACTTTAAATTCATACAGCAAATTCTCATTCGAAGTATCTGTTAACGACGTCCTTAAGGTGAAAGAACACGAAATTAAAGTTCTAACTATACCCGAAATCGGATACAAAGTCAGAACCGCTTCGATTCACCCTGCAAGCCTTACTCATGTTTCCCGCCTTGCAAATAAACGGTTAGTTCCAATACTCCATAAAATTAGAGGAATAAAAGAACCATTGAAACATAACTGGACAGAACCCATGTACTTCTCAAAGAACAGAGAAGCCGGTGCAACCTTGTATTCTTCAGATCTCAGTGCTGCTTCAGATAACGTACCTCACCAATTGGCAAAGTCCGTCGTACAACACGTGGGCGAGATCTTGAAGTGGAACAACAAGTTTACATTAGCAGTAATGGAATGTGTAGGTCCTATGAAAATAAAAGGAACAAATCAAACTACAAAAAGAGGAGTACATATGGGTCTTGGAATAACTTGGCCCATCCTCTCTCTTCTCCACCACTACGCCGCTTCGAAAGTGTCAAAGAGCAACTACTTCCGAATCATGGGAGATGATCTGATCGCACACTGGACAAATGAACAAATCACAGAATATGAAAACACCATGGAAGAACTCGGTTTTAAACTTAACAAGTCTAAAACATTCGTCTCTCCACACTACGGTGTATTCTGTGAGTGTCTTGTCAAACCTATGATTGATCGTATCATCATAACAAACACTTCGAAGATTTCAGAATTAACTGGTATGAAACAGCTCTTCAACTCAACACAACCTAACAAACTCAACATCTTTCAAACAATCAACACTACTAAAACAACAAACCTACCTAGCAAACGAATTAAAGCTTACTACCTCAAAAGATATACTCCACCATTACTAGCGGAAATACCAATCGAAGTCGGAGGTTGTCATCAGGGAGACCGAGTGAAAGATCGACAAGGCTGGATACAAGCTGCTCTTATAGTCACTGGTAAAACTCCAAAATGGAACCTTACAAGAATCAGTGAGGCTATTCGAACAGAACTCACGGAATTCCATAAGCAGTCGACTTATCTAAAAGACAAATCTACTATGGAATATCAAACGTGGTTACCTACCTTCTTGTCGTACAAAACTGATATCAATCGACTAAACAAACTCGTAACAGTTAAAAGCTTCAACGCGCGAGAAATTCTCACCCGTTACAGACAAGCTTTCAACCGAGTTGATAGTGTCAAGACACCAGCTTCAGTTGAGGAGATCAAAAATTACATGACCTCATATGTTAAGGAGTCAAG